GCTTAGGCACAACCGGCTTAGGGGCCTCAGGGTCCCTGGGGGGCCGCCCCACGGGGCGGCCTGTTGGCTGGTAAGCCACTTAGCTTGTCTCCCTCACGGCGTTTCCGCCGCATCGGCTGCACGTCCTGAACCAGCACCCAAACCCGCAAGACTCGCAGCGGTAGCCAATGTCCTTACGGGTAGTCCCTGACATGCTGGGGATGAACCCGCCGTAGGCGACGATGGCCTTAGCGTCCCTGGGGCTGACATCCTGAATGCCCTTGCGGAAGTTGTAACGCCTCCCGCTGGGGCCGTCGATTTCCACGCATTCCCTGGCCGGTGTTGCAACCTTCATCTGCCCCAGCCTCGATCCCTCTTGGCCTTGGATGTCTTAGTGGACTTCCTCCCTTTTCTCAGGAGCAGTCCCTTGTCACGCTTCTTATCCTGCTTCGCGGCTTTGGCGGCTGCACGTTCCTCCGCCGTAGCCACGGGCCTTAAACCGTTAGCTGCCCGAAGACAAGATGGAAGAACAGCCAAACTGCGAAGATCAGGAAGACGATGGCGAAAGCCCAGTGAACCGGGGTCCAGATGGCGAAATCGAACGGGTGGCTCCGGTTAAGGCTCTCAAAGCGCCAGGTGTTATCCGAAACCGTGTTGTTCCCGTTAACGGCCACCCAGTACAACTCGGGCACCAGGAAGAAACCGAAGAACCAGACAGCCCAGTAACAGGCCCAGAAGGTAAGGCCAGTATTGACGATCTGCGCGTAAACGATGCCCAAGCCCGCCGCGACAGCGGCGGGCCTAAGCAGCTTCAGCTTCTTCATCAGTTGTGGGGACTGGTTTCGAGGCTGCCCGGCAAGCCCCGCACAACCTCACGGGGCGGGGTGACATGCTGGACCGGGGCGTTTTCCAGGGAAATGTAACCGGAAACTTCCCTCAGGTCGTCCTGGCTCAGGGAGTTCTGCTCAGCGTCCAGATCAGGCCGCCGGGGCATGTTGGCACCCTTAAGGACGGCCGTGGTGATGCCGGTCTCAGACATCGGTAACAGCCCCCGTGGGCATGCCGGTCACGGCGTCAGTCGTAAAGAGCTGGGTGGCCGTGGCCGAGATGATCGGCGCCGCCTGAGCGGATTGCTGGCCGAGAGCCACGGCCTGCCGCATGGCAAACACGAAACTCTGTGCGTCCCCGGCAATCGCCGTGTTGACGTTGCCCGCACTGTCCAGGTAAGCCGCCATCAGTCATGCCCCTTAGCGGCCTTCTCGGCACCGGCCGGAAGCGCTGAAGCCGGGGACGCCGGGGAAACCTTGGACGAGCCCGCAAGGGCGGTTTGCTGGCGGTGGAAAGCCTGCCACTGGGCGCCAACAATGCCCTGGGTCGGGTCTGAGTAGTTGACGTTACCGGCTGAATCGAGGTAAGCCACTTTTTTTCTCCTGTGCTTGTTACGAGCCATCCCCGGCTGCCCATACAATTCAGCCGGGGATGGCTCTTGGGCTCACTGAAGGCCGTAGATGGCGCCAGACCACTTGGGCGCGTAATGAACCAGCGTGCCCAGCCAGTAGGTCGAAGCGTCGTAGGTGAACTGGATCTGCGGCCAGTCAACCGACATGTAATCCTGCACCGAGGTAACAGCGGTGGTGTCGCTGATACCCGAGTCAGGGATGTTCAGCACGCGGCTCCGGATGATCGAAGCACCGACCGGCATGTAGGGGTGAACCCGAAGGTCGGCAATCCGGCTGGTCGGGCTGGACTCGTTGGCAAGCCCGGAAACCATGCCGCCCACGGTCATGCTGCCCGCGTCACTCTCGGAGAGGGTGATCCGGTAGGCAGCGGTGCCGTTAGTGGCATTCCGCATGAAGTCGGTAAGCTGCCGCCTTTGCGGCGCCGCCACCCAGACTTCCTCCGGGTCGGCATACACCGAGGCGTACAAGGCCGCGAAAGCGTCCTGCCAGGGACGGTCACCGACGTTGTTTGCGCCGCCAGCGGTGAACACCGACGTTCCGGCCGTCGCGCCGTAAGTGGTGTCAAACCGGGTGAAGTAACCCGAGTTAACCGGGTCCGACAGGACGGACAAGAAGCCGTCGTAGCCGTTCGCGTTCGCCGAGCCGTCCGCCGCCGGGACAACCGCGCCACCGGAAACGAAGGTGTTGACCTGGATCTGGTTGGCGGTGCCCGTGGTGGTTGCGGGGAAGAAACCTTGGAAGGTCTCAGTGCCCGTGGTGGTCGAAACGTAAACGCCGTAAGCGATGGCGCCTGTCGGCTGGCTGGTCAGGTTGATGATCAGCGGGCGGCCAGCGGTCAGGGTCGAGGAAGTCGCCTCAGCCGAAGGCAGCGACTCGCCCTGCCCGGTGAACGACGTGACCTTGACAAACTCGGTCGTGCCGAAGCCAGAGCCGGTGCCCGAGCCCGCCGACACGATCGTGCCCAGGGCCGGGGCCGCGACAACGCCCTCGTAACCGGAACCGGAACCACGCCCGTACAGCATGGCCCTTTCCTCGCCCAGCAGGTGAGACCACAACAGGGCCATCTGGGAGAGCTGGCGGACATCCTCGAACCCCAGGTCCGAGAAGTAAGCCTTGTACGTCACCAGGTCAGACAGGGACATCTCGACGTAACCCACCGTCTTAACGTCCATGGCGTAGCTGATCTTCTGGCCACGCCGCAGGGCCAGCGAACCGAAGGTTGGCGTGCCCGCGTCCGACTCAGAGTTGAAGAACGGCGTCAGGTTGGCCACGCCACCCAGGCCGGTGTTGGTGTAACCCAGAATCCGGCGGAACTCGCGGGCGGTGCCCTTACCGGGCTGCCTTGGCAGTTCGTTGCGAAGCGGGGTGAACCGGGGCACGAGCTGCTTAGCCGGGGCTTCCAGGTCGTAGGGGTGCAGGTTGCCGGGGGAGGCAACGGTGACATCCTTGCCCAGGTCACCGATGAAGCCCTTAAGCGTGTCGAGCTGCCCTTGCACCTCGGCCGCTTCGTCTTGGCTAAGACCCTTGGTGATCGAGCTAAGCCGCTCGGCCAGGGCCTCCAGCTTGCCAACGTTGGCGGAGTTGCCGCCAGCGCCGGAACCGGCACCCTTGAGGATGCCAGCCTTGCCGTGCTCGCCCGCCTCGGCGAGCGTCCGGAAACCGTCTGCGCCAGAGTCGTGACGCTTGATGGACTTGCTAAGGGCGTCTTTCAGCCCCTCGAACCTGTCTCCGCGCTCCCGTGAATCGGCAGCGTCGGCGAACATTTCCTCAAGAACGCGAGCCATGTTAGCTACTCCTAAGCCTTTTCGAGTTCGTCGGCTCGATCGCGGTAATACTTCGCGTGCTCCCGGTCGGTGACCTGGCTGGCAAGGCGCCGGTACTGGGCGGCCTTGGCCAGCTTTTCCGTCCTGGCTGAAAGCGCCACGGCGTCAGCCGGGGCGGTCAGGGCGGGGCCGCCGGGAATTGGAGTTGCCTTCAGCACTTCAAGCTGGTCCCGCAGCTCTTGATTAGCTGCCTCTAGGGGCGCAACCGCATCGGCGATGGCACTCTTGACAACCGGGTCCAGTTCGGGCCCGGCTGCATCTTCCGGCGCCGGGGGCGCCGGGTCTTCGGCCTTGGCCACTTCGGCTTCGGCTTCGGGGGTTACTTCCTGACCATCTTCCGGCTTAACCGGCTGGTCAGCAGACTTCTCTGCGGCGAGTGGGTTAGCCACGCCAAGCTCCTTAGCTCTCTTAGCAATATGGCGCTTGGCCGCTGCCACGTCGCCATGGCCTGAACGGGCAAGAATCGCCGCGTTGTGCAGGTCTTCCTCGTTTTCGATCGGGTAACTGCCGTCAGGAAGGGCGTTGCCCTCAGACGCCAGCTCCTTGCGCCGGGCGGCGCTGAATTTGCGCTTAAGAACCCAGGCGGCAAGCGACTCGGCCTCAGCCTTGGTGACCGGCGCCAGGCTCTTGTAAGCCGTCTCGCCATCGTCCATGTCCCCGGCCTGCTCGTTCCAGAGGAAACACTGGATGGCGCAGATGGCGTCACAGAGCATGGCGATGTCGTGGATCTCACCGAAGGCGCCCGTGGCGCCTTCCTGGGCTTCAGCGGCAATCAGCTTAAACAGGTCAACCAGGATGCCCTTGGCCCCGGCGATGTCCGGCTTCTCGTCAATGCCGCCCTGGGCGTTAACGGCCTTCATCATCAGGACAGGGAAACCGTTAGCCGGGCCGTCTACGCCGTCAACCCTGGTGGCGTCGATGTTGCGGAGCCGGGTGATCTTCTTGGGCATGTCGTTAGGGGTGGGCACGCTTAGCTCCTAAGCCCGATCAGGTCGGCCGGGTCCGCTACCTCGCGCTCGGCCACGCCTTGCATGGAAACGCCGTTGATGCGGCCCTCAAGCACGTCCTGCCAGGCAGGCTCAGTCCAGCGAATGCCCATCAGCCAGTCACCGGCCTTGATGACATGCTCAGTACCGTCTGCGGCCTTGATAACCCAGTCGGGGCCACGGTAAATGTAAGACTCAACCAGCTCGCCCGCGTTGTCCGTGCCATCCTCATGCCAGAGCCCGATGTTGCGGCTTTTGAGCATGTAATTCCAGGCGGCGTCTTCCACCTCATCGGGACCGGCGAAATCCTGGTGGCCATCCTTGGCGATGGCGATGTCAAGCTTGTTAGCCGGGTAGGCAACCATGAGGGTGTAGCGGCGCTCAGGCGCCGCCTTAACGAGCTTCCCGGCCACGCCCTCGCCGTCCCACTTGACTGCCGGGGCAGCCTGGTCAACAGTGACCTGGACCCGGACGGGGATAACGATCTCATGAGGTAGTGCTGGCATTGAAGACCACTTCAGCTCGGAAGCCGTTGGTAGTAAGGAAAGTCAGTCGCGCGTCTTCCTTAAGGCAAGACTCGCAAACGCAACTGATCGAGTGATATCTGAGCGGCATCAGGATTACCCTGCTCAACTTAGCCGCCTGCCAGGAACAGGGAGAATGGCACACCGGCAACGTGGGTGCTGCGGTGGCTGGGTTGCCCCGCTGGGGAAGGTTTGGCCGGGAAACTGCGGCCCGGCAGCCTCGTTGGCATCGCAGAACTCGCAAACCCGGCCGTCTTCGGCCGTGACCCACTCAACCATCTGGACCCCGGCCTGCCGGTAAATCTCGGCCGCGCCAGCGGCCTGAGCCCTGGTTACCTCAGTCTGGACGATCATCGCCGCCGCTATGGCGGACCCCAGGACGCCCAAAAGGGCCGCTGGCAAAGCAGAGGCACCGGCTACGAGCACTTCTGCCAGTTTCCTAAGCAGGGTGGTGATGACCTGGTGGGTCCACTGGGCGAACTGGAGCTGCATGTTCTGCTGCCCCTGCGCGGTGCCACCGGCCTGACTGCCGGTTACCTTGCGGGCCGAGGTGATGC